AAATTATTTGTAACAATAATGGTGATCCAAGCATTACAAGGGGTTTATTCATCATTTGTTGTAAATTTCTTGTAAACATTGAAAAAGAACGTTGCACTTTTGCGATTTTTTGCCCTAATAGATATAAGAGCGAGCGGCCCCGGTAAGCGAGCGTATCAAAAGACCAAGATGGTAAGGTGAACGAACGGAGCCGCCCCGCGTGCGGGAGTGAGTGAACAAAGAGTAACCAAGCAGTGATAGAACCAATGGAAAAAAGATCATTGGGGTTTATTCCCCCTTTTTATTTTATAGGTTCGGTCGCTCCGTCTTTGTCTTCGCTCCCTCACTACATAGTAACAAATATGTAAACATGGCCAGGTAAAGACTTTGTAAAGAATTTACAAGATTGTTACAATCGTAACCTTGCACTTTCAAGGGTTTCTTGACTAATAGATGAGGGCCTGCACTCGCCTTTCGGCTCGCGTCTGTGGCTATCAAGGCTAAATCAAAGGCGGTTGTTACAACTCGTTTACAAGTAAAGGCAGTGCTTTGCCGGGGGAAAATGGACATGGCCACCCCCAAAATGACCGCAAGCCTTCGCCTCTCCCCCAAATATTTCCATGCCTTTCCCCAATTGGCGCGTTACAATAAACCTTTGGATGTAAAGGCCTTGTAACAATGGCAATGGGTGGGGGTAGGGTCCATGCATGGTAGGCTCTCGGAAATAGGCCTATCCTTTTGCCCCTGGACAGCGAGCTGTAGGCCGGGGGTGGGGGTGTGGGGCCAAGAAGCAAAAATGTTGTATAACACTGCCAGCTGAAAAATTTTTAAAAATCGTTGGTGGCCAAGAGAAAAGGGGAAACCTGCCCGAACGGATGTTATGTTCGGGCGTTAGACAGAAATGCCGAAACCCGCCGCTACGCCCTGGTGTGGAGAAAAACCATGAGTGACAACAGTTTGCAGTCCATTGATTCCCTTAACCCGAAGCAGCGAGTTTTCCTCACACTTTTGCTGGAGGGCAAGAAGGTGGTTGAGGCCTACAAGATGGCGGGGTATGAGGGCGAGAACACCGCGGCCTACATGCTCAAGTCCCGGCTGGATCGGGAGCTCGTGCAACTGGCTGAGGCCCGGGGATGCTCCAAAGGCGACCTGATGAACGAGATCGCTGGCCTGAACCACCTGCCGGTGGTGGGGAAGGATGGGGAGCCTGTTACTGGCATCTCCATGACCCACAAGCTGAAAGTGCTGGCCCTGCAACAGAAAGTGTTGGAAATGAATAAAGCCCAAGCTCCCAAAGTGACAGCCATCCAGATCAACAACTACCAGGGGGATGGGGAACCCACGGTGACCGAGAAGGCGGTAGACGCCCACGTAATTCCAGAGGCGTAGCAGCCGCGCCGGTCCCAAAAGGACCTGGACATGAAAAAATGGCTGCTTCTCCTCGCGTTGATTTCTAGCGGCATTTTCGGCTTCAAGCAATACAGGGCGTCCCAGATTGTGGAAATCTTCAACGCGGTGATGTGAAATGTCCCAGATTATCAAAGACGTCAATGACCTCGTGCTCCGCACCCCGGCCTCTCGTGTTTCCGGTGGTGAGTGGGAGCGCCTGCCCAAGCTGGTTAAAGAAATGACCGCCGCGATGAAGGAAGAGAAAGGCCTGGGCGTGGCAGCTCCACAGGTTGGCGTGTCCCTGCGGGTGGTTGTGCTTTACGACAAAACCGTCATGGTGAATCCCCGGATTGAGGAATACAAAGGCCACAAGAAGCTCATGCCGGAAGGGTGCCTCTCCATCCCTGGAAAAACCTTCCTGGTGAATCGCTACCCGGAAATCAAAGTAACCTACCAGGATCGGCACGGCAAGGCGCAGTTTGATCACTGCGTTGGAACCGACGCCCAACTCATTCAACACGAGCTAGACCACTTGGAGGGGACACTCATCTGTGACATTGGCGAACCAGCATACAACCGATGACGGCAGGCGTTGGTGGACAGCCGCAACGCCCGGCTACCAAAGGATGATGCGAAAATGAATTTCACACCCAACCAGCCGAAGCAGCAGCTTGTCTTTGATTGCAAGAAGCGCTTCATCCTCGCGATGGCTGGGAAGCAGGGTGGAAAGACCACGGTGGGCGCGGCATGGTTTTTACGAGAAATCTACAGCAACTACCAGGCCCGTGTAGCAAAAGGTGATGCCACGCCGCGGCAGTGGCTCATCTGCGGCCCCTCGCACAAGAACTTAAACCAGGGGGCTCTGCCAAAATTTAAAGAATTTTTCCCTAGTGACTGGGGAGAGTGGAAAGAACAAAAGTCATGCTTCGATTTGGTGTGGGGCGACACGATCTTCGTGCGTTCCGCAGACGACCCAGATGACATTGAATCCATGACCCTTTCGGGGGCTTGGTTGGATGAGTTCGGTCGGATGGACAAGTCGGTGTGGGAAAATATCCAGGCCCGCGTAATGCGTTACCAGGCCCGCGTAGTGATGACCACCACACCGTACCTCCGCCAATTTTGGCTCAAGTCCGATGTGTATGACCGGGCTTGTGAAATGAACGGACAGCCCACGAACAAAGACGACACCGATCCTGAGATCGTTGTCATCAAGTGGAAAACGTCTGAGAACCCCGCGATCTCTAAGGATGACTTGGAGCGCCAACGGCGGCTTCTGTCCCCTGAAGCGTATGAGCTCGCGTATGAAGCGGAGTTCACGAAGCCCCAGGGCCTCGTCTACCGCGACTTTGATCACGAAGGTGACGTGCTCACCCCGTTCTCCATTCCCGAAACGTGGGAGAGGTTCGGAGGTTTGGACTTCGGTTTCGGCTCCATTACGTGTCTGCTTTGCGTCGCCAAGAAACCGGAGGTGCGGGACGACAAAGGAGCCATCAAGGAACCCGCGGTGTTTTACGTGTTCCGTGAGGTGTATGAGAAGGGGATGTTGCTGCCCCAGCTGGCCCGGCACATCCAGGCCAACAACCTGCGATACATTCTCTACGACCCTCGCGGGGCGCAAGAGTCCGCGGAACTCTCTTCCGCTGTGTTCGGAGTGAAGGGCCTGAAGGCCGCTGACAATGGCATTGAGGCTGGAGTGGATCGTTTAAAGGTTTTATTCATGGAACACCGAGTCAAGGTGTTCAAGAATTGCAAGAATTTTATTGCAGAGATTCTTGGGTATTACAACGACGAAGATGGCATCCCGGTGAAGAAGAACGACCACGCGATGGACGCCTTGAAGTACGCGTTCAGCCGCCAGATGGAAGGGATGTTCAAAGAGAACCCGCGCAGTGTGCGATACCAGTACCGAACGACGCTGGTTCCACGGGTCACACGTGGCGACGTAATGAACGACGCCAATTCGCTCACAGGTTACTAACGGAGAATCGAATGAACGAGATTAAGCCTGACGAAGCCAAGAATTTCTACGCTGGCCCCATTCAGATAAAGGCTGGTGAAGGCTCGGACATCGAATCCGTGCTCAGTGCCGAGGAATTGGTCAAGCGGCATGTGGAGCAGTTTGGCCGCTGGGAACAGTGGCGGCGACCGATGGAGACCATGTGGTCTGAGGTTTATCGCCTCCTATTTTCCCAGGGGAAAGGCGACAAGCTCCCGACACGGGCCAAGATCGTTCTGCCATTGGTGTTCCAGATCATCGAAGCCGCAGTGCCGAAGCTGGTCACAGTCATATTTGGCCAGCCCGAGTGGTTCAAAGCGAAAAGCCGATCCAGCAAGTCGCCGGTTTCCAGCGACAAGCTGGTGGCGTTTGAGGAATTGCTTCGCTACCAGCTCAAGCTTTCGGACTACTTTCCCAAGTTCGTGGACTTCTTCAAGGGCTTGTTCATGTATGGAACGGCCTATATCTACGTTTACTGGGCTGTCAAACGTGAGTGGGTTCACACACGAACGCCCCTGCGCCAAGACGTCACAGAGGCCGGGCATGTGATTGCAGAGAACGAGCTCCAGTGGGAAAAGAAGAAGTCCTACGAGGTGACGGAACGACGACCCGAAATGGAAGTGTTACCCATCGAGGACGTTTACCCCGACCCTTACGCCCGGTCCGAGGCCTACTCTGAAGGCGTCTACATTTCGTCAACGATTTCCCTCTCCGAGCTGGAGAGCATGTCAAAAGGTCCGTTTCCGATCTACGGCAACTTCGACAAAGTTAAGCAGATGTGCCAGGGGAGCGATGCCTACGAGAAGCAGCAATTTAAACAGGAGAAGCGGTCAATTCGGGGCACCGGGGAACCCACCCATGCGAGCAAAGGCCAGAACATTGAACTGCTGAGTTTCTGGGGCCGTGAGGATTTAGACGGCGACGGCATCAAAGAAGAAGTGCTGCTGGTATTGGCAGATCGCCAGGTGTTGGTGCGGGCCATCCCCACTCCGTTTGAACACCAGAAGCGGCCAATCATCCGCGGTGTTCTGTTCCCTGTGGCACATGAGTGGTTCGGCATGGGCTTGATCGAGCCGGTTATTGGCCTGATCAACGAGCTCATCACCATTCGGCGTCAGAACCTGGACATGAACAACCTCATTATCAACCGCATGTGGAAAGTGCACAGCATGGCGGACATTGACGTTGACACGATCCACAGCTCACCGAACGGCATCATCGTGACCGGCGACATGGATGGTATTGAGCCCATCCCGCAAGAACCAATTCCGATGAGTCCACTCGAAATGTCGCAGCTGATTCAAAATGACATTGAGAACGCCACAGCGCCGAAGTCAATTCAAGGAGCTCCGCAGAGCGGGGCCTTGGGACGAACCTTCAAAGGTGCCCAGCTGATCGTGAGCCAAGCGTTGGAAAAGTTTGGCTTGGGGGCGAAACTCATTGAAGAGTCGGTCATCACCAAAGTCCTGTGGATGTATAAGAAGCTGAATGAGCAGTTTCTGGATGACGACAAGGTTTTGTCCTATTTCTACGGGGATATCGTGAATGAGCGGCTCACGCCGGAAGACATTCGCCTTGATCTTGACTTTGAACTGCTGGGAATCTCTGAAACGGTGACACGCGAGACAACGATCAATCAGTTGATCTCGTTCTATAACCTGGCGGTCAACAACCCAACCGTGAACACCACGAGGGTGCTGCAAGAAATTTGGAAGCTCATGCAGTTAAACGTGAATCCTGCTGAGGTGTTCATGCCCAGCCCGGCCCCATTGGCGACCAACTTGGCCGTGAACCCGAACATCTCCGAGGGCACTGAAAACGCCATTGCGGGGCAGGTTCAGCAGAATGGTCCTGGTGCGCCACTGGCAATCCCAGGGCAGTAAGTAGCAAGGGGGAGACATGGACCAGATGGAAGATTTGACAGACGAGCAGAAACAGCGGCTTTCCACCATCGCGGGAGAAGCAGGAGTCATCGAAGACTTGCTTCGACACCCCGGAATGGCCAAGATGCGGGAAGCCATTGAAAACGTCACAGAATTTAATCGGAAAAAGTGGTTTATGGCACCCACTCCCGAAGAAGCTGAAAAGATTCGTTTGAAAACGCGAGGCTACGAAGACTTCTTTCGTTTAGCTGAAGCGATTGTTAAGAATGGGGAAGTAGCGCGAAAGCAGCTACAACCTCCCTCCGCTGAATAAAAGCGGAACAAGGAGATACAAAATGGACGAAGTAACCGGAACACCTGCTGCGGAATCGACAAACGCCGGAACCGATGGTGGTCAGCCCACCCAAAGTTCTACGCCCGAACCGACAGCAAGCAATGTATCCAGCCCCACCGACGGCGGTCAAAGTCCCGTCAACAGCACCGAACAAGGTGGACAAGCAGGGCAAGACTGGCAAAAGCGGTATTTGGAAACGCAAGACCTCTATGCGAAGCAGCTGAAGAGCTTCAATGAGCTCCGCAGTAAACTCGTCACTCAAGGCACCGAGAAGAACAAGTTCGCGGACGAACTCAAAGGAATGAAGACTCAGATGCAGCAGATCGCTGAGGCGTTGGCGAAGGCCACTGCGACTCCTTATGACCCTGACCAGTTTATGGAAGAATTGCGCACACAGGGACCGAAAGCTATTGAGAACCACTTGAAAGGCACCATTGAGAAGCAGGCTCAGGCGTATGAAGCCAAGATTCAGGCCATCAACGGCCAAATGCGGAAGATGAACACTGCGTTTACCGTGAAAGAGTGTCGAGCGGATACGAAGAACTTCCCCGACTTCCAGAAGATGGAGCAGACGATGGCGGACGTGATGAATGAGCTGCGGGAAAACTTCAAAGCTGGTATTATTGGAGACCCGGACCAAGTGGAACCCGAAGAACTTATCGGATATCTGTACAATGAGGCAAAACTTCGGCATAGCCAAGACGCTATTAAAGCGGCTGAGGCACACGGCGCGGCGAAAGCCACTGCCGAACTCGCAAAAGAGGCATCCACTGCCGTTGCGGGTGGCGGGAGATCAGCAAAACTGATCCCCACAGACCCAAGTAAGATGACTTCTGCCCAGATTGCCGACCTGATTAAAGCTCAGGGGCAATACGAAGTGGAGTAGTCCTAAAGGTCTAGGGGGGCAGTAATTTCCCTCTAGGAGCCATAAAATGGCCAACACAATTGGTATTTCCACTGCTGTAGGTAACACCTATGCCGACCCTGGTACGTATTACAACAAGGTCTGGCTTGAACAACTGATGCCCCAGCTCGTTCTTGAAAACTGCGGTCAGAAGATGCCGCTTCCCAAGAACTCTGGGACTCTGATGAAATTCCATCGGGTCAACAAACTCACCAACCCTAGCTCGCTGCCTACACTGGCCAACTATCTGTTGACCGAAAACACGAACCCCGCCGAAACCACGCTTGGGACGACCGCCGTTAGCGTCGAACCCCTGAGCTATGGTCAATGGGTGAAGGTGTCTCGTGAGTTGAAATTGAAATCCATTAACCCCGTGATGAAAGAGTTCACCAAGACGCTCGCTGATGAAGCGGCTGTGGTTTACGAAGAAATCATTCGGGCGCAGCTCACTGCGAACTCCACCAACCAGTTTGCTGGTGGTGCGGCCAACGAAGCGGCGGTTGCTGACGCCTCCACGTTGGCGGCCTCTGAAGTTCGTAAAGCTGTTTACACGCTCCGTAAAGCCGGAGTTCCGGGCTTTGAGCGTGGCATGTATAAATTGGCGGCTTCTCCTGCGGGTGTGTTTGACATCTTCGCGGACTCCGCCGTGGGGTCTTATGTGGACGTGAAAAAGTACACTGATCCCTCCAACTTGGAACGTGGTGAAGTTGGCCAGCTGTATGGCTGCCGCGTTATCCAAGGGACGCAGCTCGGAACCGGGACGGGGGCGACGGATGAAACTTTCCACGCCT